AACCACGATGAAGCTGGTCGCTACGTTGCAGCTGACCCAGCTGATGGTTGGAATGTTGAGATTGCAGCTGCAGTTCAAGATGCGTGTGCCGAGAACCCAGCCCTTCAACATATTGAGTTCCGCTATCCAGCTTCGGGGCATCAGACACTTACAGTTGATATTGATGGAACTATGCTTGGTCTATTTCATGGACATCAGATGCGTGATCCGATGAAGTATATCTCTGGACAGGCAGCAGGTCAGACTGCTATTGGAAATGCAGATGTTTGGGTATCAGGGCACTACCATAACTTTAAATGTATGGATATCAGCCATCGCTTCTGGGTCCAAGCTCCAACCACTGATCCAGGAAGTGAATGGTTCCGTGACCGCGCAGGAATGGAATCAAAACCTGGACTTTTAACTATGGTTATCGGTGGGGATTTTGACCCGCGTGAGTTCCTAAACGTAATACCAGTAAGAATGTAAAACTATTCTGAAATAGTAGATTCTTCGATTATTTTTAGTTCCAGTTCACGCTTTGTCTTTTTCTCTAAAATCATGACATAGTAGGCATTTACAGCATTAGAGCTAGTCCTACTTCTCCACACAAAGTCACAGTCTAGGCAGTGAACTAAGCGTACAGTGGCCCACCTACCACCGTCTGGATTTTCAGCAATTAAAGACTCTAGTCTAGATGTCCTAGCACCGCAATATAGACACTGAGGATACCTGTCTCGACGTATCTCAGCTCCATCAGCATTGACTGAAAGAGTTCTTCTTATTTCTTGCTCATCTTTTCCACCCCAAACTCCCCAGATCTGACTAGTCTCTAGAGCCCACTTAATACAGTCTTTTTTTACAGGACAAGAGAAGCACATTTTTTTAGCTTCAATTATGTCAAATGGATTGCTAGAGAAAAATAACTCTACTTTACCTCTATTAGAGACTTTAGAGCACTCTCCATTTTTTTGCCAATCCATACTTTTACTTGGCGTCCAGTCAGTCATCGGATCTCCACCCATGTAGTTTCGTAGATATCATCTACGTTAGTTTCATAAAAAGTAACTCCTTCGAGGTTGCACACTGAAGGAAATATCTCTCCTCCAATAAAGCCAGAGTAGCCATGAGTGACCACTGAAGACTCTATAGCTGCATAGCCAGCTCCTAAGGACACAACTACACCATCTCTTTGTAGAGAGGACGCTAAAGCTCTTTTTACAACATCTATATCGAGATCTACATGTGCGTTAGTATGAAAAACAATTGAAGAAGGTCCAGAGAGGGTGTAACCCTCTCCAGACCATTCACTCCAAAGGCACTCGCCTTTTCTAGAATCTATCACTACACACCAATACCTTATATAAACTAATTATATATGAAATACTAGTAATTATTTTACATATAGCAGGATGTTTTAATTATAATTATTAAGTTATTTTAATTAGTTTTATCTAATTCTTTTTTGTAGTTTTTCAGGTTGGTAGTGTACGCCATCTAGCTTAGGTTCTTTTTCATCCGTAGAGTTGAAAATAATATCTCCAGAACGTATGGCTACAATAACTCCACGACGACCATTATGTAGATATCCAGTAGTGGAGTCAAATGCGTCATGAGCTACCCTTACTATGTCTGAAACTTTCAAGTCTCCTCTCCTAGCCTCTACCCAGACTTCCTCAGTATTGATTGAAACCAAAGAGTGTCCCATACCAATCTGAGATAGTATGTCTAGAACTTGCTTAGACTGGTCAGAATCTAGGTCTATTTCCTCCCATGTTTTCAACATTTTTAAAACAGCTTTGCCAACTCCCACTCTAATCCTAGCTTCAGCAAATTGACTTTTTACCCAGTTGTAGTCTATTTTTCTCATTTATTTTTTTCCTTAGTTAGATATTTTTAAAATTGATTCAAGCAGTTTTAAAGCTTGAGTTTTAGTAGGAATAGAGTTTAGATATGAGGACCTTTGCTGATAACTCAATTCTATTCTTTCTTCAGAAGATAAAGCTTCCATATTGTATGAGAGCATTGACCAGGCAGGTCCAAGTTCTTGAGTCTCCTGCCAATCTGTGTATATAGGAGTCAATGCATTCATAGACTGAGCATACTTATATGACCACCAGCTACCATCATTTTTATATGGAGCAATAATAGAGCCAAGTGATGTAGCCATCTGAGTGTACGTATCTAAGTCAGTGCAGCCTTTACTCCAACGCATCGGTACTAGAGGATGTAGTAAAACACTAGATAGTTTCTTTATATATGAGCTCGACTCTACATCAAAAACCCATCTAGGTTCTCTAACAGTTTCAACTACACTATCTTCAGAAATAAGTACAGAGTCTAGATTGATCCCTACAAGATTTTTACCCACACCCGTTACTAGCCTGGTTAATCCAATAGAGCTAGATAAGTTCCAAGGGAGAGATGGGTAGATAGTAGTAGGCCAATCTAAATCCATTAATTTAGAGGCTGCACTCGAGATCCTACTACTTAAGACTATGTCAGATATAACTGCCTTATAGCCTTTTCTATAAGAGTAAAACTCCTTAAGTAGGTTTGATGGAGTAGAGTTTACTGATTTTAAACTAGAACCAATTTGTATAGTTTTAGGAGCATCAATAAATAGTGAAAGTTTTTTAGATCCCCAAAGTAGATCTATTATATTTAAAGCACCGTATACTCTATTAGCCCCCAGACTAGTTATGGGACCCACTCCAACTAGAACAGCGTCGTACATTTCTAGCTCTTCTACACCGATCTCAAGACTGGGATCGTCCCAGACTACGGTGTGACCGCCAGTAGTTAAAACTTTTTCAATAACTCCTGCAAAACTTAAATTTCTTTTATTTGCATTTTTAGATGATTGAGGAGCTGTCATACCAGTTAATAATATTTTTGCCATATATCCCTAAATTATTTAAAGGGGTACTGAATTAACAGTACCCCTCTAAAACAAAAACTAATCGACTTAAAAAGGAGAGTAGTTTGGAGCTGCTACTGGGGCTGCTGGTGCAGGTGCAGGTGCTGGAGCTGAGCTGCAGCGTACACTGGGGCAGGAGCAGCAGCAGGGGCTGGAGCAGCTGCTGGTGCAGGTGCTGGCATAGAATAAGGAGTAGTTGCTAGAGGGACTGGGGCTCCCTGACCAACGTAGTACCTATTGATCTTATTCTTTTTTGCTCCCTGATACACCTCGGAACCGATCTGAGCACGGAAAGCCTTACCCGCTAGGGATGCTTCAATCTGAGCATTAGAAGGGTTATTATTTGTGAAGAACTCACGAGGAATACCAAGAGCCGTCATCTTTGAAAAGAAGATACCAAGGGCATTCTTGTTTTCAGGAGAGATGATTAGGTTATCCCAGATAAATCGATTGGCGTGAGGTCCGCTAAGAACCTGAGCCTTCAACTTAAACATGGTCTTACCCGTGCTGGTAGTGGTAGCAGGAGCTTCGATAACCTTTAGGTCATAGTCGCCATCTGGTAGTGGTTCGAAATTGCTGGAGGCCTCGCCAGCGTCTTTTACTAAATCGGCCCAGTTGAGTGAACTCATCTGTTTTATATTTCCTTACTTTTAGGTTGGTAGTTAGGTGAAGTCTAGGACTTCTGTTTTTCGGCTGCTACACCAAAAATCATATCAAGCATACGTTCTATGCCGAGATCGGACTGCTCTACAATTTTTCCGAGACGTCCTTGAACACGCTCTCCTGCCTCAACTTGGTCCGTACGCTCTACATACATGCGACGGGCCTTATAGGGCAGTTGAGTTGGATCTGGGTTAGGGATAGTCTCATTTGCAATGTATCCAAGTACATCATAGAAGTACGGAGCCTGAATTGCAAGCTGACCTTGTAGATATGGGTGCATAAGGCCATCTTGACCACGGCGAGCCATGGCAGTCAGTACAACAGCTTCAAGTGGCTGAGTTGGGTGCATCGTTAGGTCACGAAGGTCACGAAGTAGTGCACCCATGTGACGAAGAAGCTCGCCCCACTGTTGCATCTTCATCTGCTCTGTACCTGCGATGTTATCCATGCACTTAACCTGCAACTCAGAAATCGAGTCGATGATTAGGGACTTGAATTGGTGCTTACCAGACTGTAACCACTGGAAAGCTTTCATGACTACATCGTAGTCACGAACCTGAACTACTACTGTGTCCCAAGTTCCATCAGCTAGAGGAGGTTCCTCGCGCATCGGATCCCAATACTTGACATTAACTGGAAGGAAGCGGTGGCCACCTTCCACGTCAAGCATCAGGCGTGGGTATGGTGCAGTGACAGCAAAAGTGGACTTTCCAACTTTTGATTCACCGTAGACCATGATAGTCAAACTACGTTGTACTTCTGACATCACTCACTACCTTTCTTTTCTTCATCTTTACCGTAATAACCATACGGGTCTGAAACTTCATACATCTGCGCAAT